CCTGCTCATCGATCAGACCGATTGCACCTTTACAATTTGGGGAGTGTCCTCCCCTTAAGCCAATTTTCATTCTTTCTCTTCCTCCTGTTCTTCTGTCTCAAATGCCTTTTCCAGTTCCTCTGCGGATACTCTGCCAAATTCGTTCTGTTCGCTCATGTTCTCACCTCCTTGTGCGATGTCGCACAATAAAAGAGAGCCTGTTTCCAAGCTCCCTGAAATTATCTACTTATATGTAAGTGCCCTCTCCGAATCTCCTGTTCCCGGTGTTGTTGGGTCTACCACTACACCAAGGATTGCCAGTACTGCAAAGAGCGCATTGACTACAGTTAACAGCTTGTCTCCAAGGTCTCCAAGATCAATCACAAATCCAAACACTGCCGCGATAGCCTGTACCAACAGCAAGAGTGCCGGAATCAGTGCCACCCAGAATGCCTTGTTTTTAATTCTTACAATCCAATTGATTTTTTTCATTTTTTAATCTCCTTTTTACAAATACATTGCTACCACAGCCCCGATCACGGCTCCAATCAGTGCTGTCACTACTCCATCCCACCGTTTAGCTGGTGTCTGCTCAAGGTGCGTAACTTTTGCGGTTAACTGTACCAATGTCTGGTTCATAAAGCCGACCTCCTTGGTCAGTCCTACCATTTCCTGCGCCAGCTGGTGTACCACACTCACAACGTCCTCTGCTTCTTTCATTCGGTGCTTTAGAGAGCCGATCTCCTTGCCGTGCTCTGCAAGTTTCACTTCTACTTCATTTTCTGTCATGTCTTTCCTCCGGTTTTTAAAATATAAAAATAAGACCGCGATGGTCTTGCTCTTATCTCCATATTTGCTCCTTTAATCAATCATCTGTAATCCACGTGAACGTTGCGTGACGTTCTGTCCATCCGGCATTCTCCACATAAATCTTGATCCCCCCATCTTTTCCTATGCCGTATCTTCCCGTTCCAAATATGTTAGGTCCTGAAACTTCACTATAGGGAGCAAAGAAATCCACAACCGGTCGATATCCTACTGGAATTTTCACTTCGTTGAATGGCCCGTATTCGCCACTTCCTGGAAATTGTGCAAGCATTGTGATCTTGCATGTTACCATACATCCTCTTCTTTTTAGTTCCACACGGATGTTGTTAGCGGAGTTTGTACTTGTATATGGACCTTTCACGGTACCGGAATCGTAAGAGATAGATTTTGTAAGCTGCTTAATTGTCCTAATAAGCCATATGCTATCTCCATTTATGTTTGTCACCGAAAAGTCTCGCATCTCCTCATCTCCGCGAATAGAGCATACCATAGATCCATTCGCGATATCATCTGCCATGCTACTGCCGCCGGAATAAAATTCTAATCCAGAGTAGTTTAATCGACTCCCCCAGTACCTAGACGCTGTAAACGATCTTACCATGTCAATATTCTCTTTTTTTACAAAAACGGAAATTGTACCGTCACTGCTTTTAGACACGATCTCTCCGGTGTCTACATTTATGTAAAAGTGTCCACCCTTACTCTTAATAAGTCCGGCTGTTACAGTTCCAAGGTTGGCAACGATCGCACTGAGCGTTTGCACGTCCAGATTCTCGACTGCGATATAATGGATCACCCACCTACTTCCATCCCACCGCTTGATCGGCTGACCGGATGCCGTTTGCCATAACTGGCCAACTTTAGGATTTGACGGAGCCGTAGAAGATACAATTATGCCACTTGGTCCTGTTGCTCCTGTAGCACCGGTCGCTCCCTTATCACCATATGCTCCGATGATACATGGTGCTGATTGATACGTGCTACCATTTGTATAGGTAACAACTTCATAATTCCACAGATATTTTTTTGACGCCGTTATTGCTTGTACAGTTGTAGTCCATCCTGATGTGGACGCCGACACACCGCTTCCGCTTGCCGTTGCAAGATAATAATTCGTGATAGACTTTATTCCGTTTCCAGTTGCTCCTTGCGGCCCCGTTGCGCCAGTTGCCCCTTGCGGTCCTTTCGGGCCTGTCGCTCCTTGTGGCCCCTGGGGACCTGTTGCACCTGCATTTCCTTGAGGTCCTTGCGGACCAGTAGCTCCTGTTGTTCCTTTGTCTCCGTATATCCCGATTATTTTTGGCGTAGTGGTCGCTGTTGTATTATCTGTAAACGTAAATTTTTCATAGTTCCACAAGTATTTATTTGTTGCTGTCATCGTCGGAACTGATGTACTCCAACCGCTTGACGCTGTTGTAATTCCTGTTTTTGCGGAAGAAATCAAATAATATTCCGTAATAGTTTTTATCCCTCTTCCAGATGCCCCCGCCGGCCCTTGTGGTCCATTATCACCTTGAGGTCCCGTTGCTCCCTGTGCGCCCTGTTTCGATTTCGAAACCGTAAACCGTCTTGTGATAGAATTTCCGTTGTATGTTACTTTAATGTCAACCCATCCGTTATCCGTAGATAGAGCGGATACCTTGTAAGTACGTGTACTTAAATCCCATGTACCAGCAATTCCGGAAGATTTTGTTACGGTGTAAGTAGCGACTTTTGAAACGTCCAGTGTGCCGTTGTAAACCTGCACTTTTGTAGAGCAATCTACAAAGTTTCCACCGTTTCCGTTTGTGTCTGTTGCTACTGTTTGGGAATCGTTGGACAATGTTACTACTAAAGTTTCTATGTCCTCTGGAGCCGGTGTCCATGCTGTTGATTTATTACCTTCTTCTAACTGTAGATTTCGATATTCAATCGTAGATCCGACAGTTGAATTACTCCAATCAAATAAGAATAGCGAACGAGTTGCCGTAACGTTTGCAACCTCTTTAACAGAAGCCACACCGGAAACCCTTGTCCATTTTCCTACTTCTAAACCATTAATACCAATAAAGTTACTAAAAATACTACTATTATGACTGGTATCCCTAAAATCAACCTTCGTACGCAGATTGGTAAACGAACCGGTTATTTTAACATCGAGTGAGAAAGCAAATTCAGTTCCTACACGTTTCGACAGTTCCGTTACTGGGGTTGTATAAAAACCTTCAATAAATCTATGAGCGTTACCTATACCTGTAGCTTTCGTAGTAATTGTCGCACCTGGAGTAGTTGTCGATGAATAGTCTGTGCCAGTACAAACAATCCCGTTTTTACTATTTTTCAGTATGTTTCTACCACCAATTTGAATATCATCTATTTTCTCATCGACATCTTCCGGAGCAGGAGACCAGTCGGTAGCTTTGTTACCTTTTTCTAGTTTGATCCAATTTACTGTACACGTTCCTGAAATAGGAGTTGATCCTTGAACACCACCTGTAGTAGAAGAGTAAACATTAACGAAATCTTTTTGTCCTTCTGCGTGATCGCTCAATTTAAAAGTACCAGTATAAGTTCTAGTTCCTACAGTAACTACATTTGACCCCCACATATATGCTGAATAACTTCCTCCACCTATCCATAGACCAATAAAATTTCTTTCGGCTGTAGTGGTAGCATTGATTTGCACAGTATATGTCTCTCCTACAATCAATGGTGCTGTGCTGATAACGTAAGAGGCGCATAAGTACTCAGCGGGTCTATTATATGGATCATTTACCCCCTTTCTCTTACTCTTAAGTAACAGATTTCTTCCACCGATTTCCAAATTATCCACATCCGTAAGCACAACAACACTCTGTGTATCCAAAGCATTTATAGTCCCGTCTGCGCTGTAAAGCGTGCAACGGAGTATTTTCGCAGTTGCAGTCGGTGTATACTCCTTTGCACTTTCGTTCGCAGATGAGGTGTATTTCACGGAGTATGATGTTCCGTTGGTTGACTCTTCGATTTTAAATTTACCATTATATGGTGTCCTTGTCGCACTGTCTCCATCTCGATAAAACGACCGGAATGTTATTTTAGATGGTGTTAAAGCTCCGTCTGCACCTTTTTTAATAGCGGTATCGGACGCTTCCAGGATGTAGCTCCTTGAGTTTGTTCCGTCTTTTCCATTTTCGCCTTTGATTTTTGTCCATGCGTATTTCGTCGGGTCTGTAGAATCCGCTTGCGTGAAATCTGTATACTGTCCAATATAAAACTTCCCAGCGCTATTCGAAACATCAAACCCTGTCTTTCCATCAGCACTGTTTGCGTAGGCGATATGTAAATAACTTGTTTTCCCATCTGCACCATTCTTACCAGCAATTCCCTGATCTCCTTTTACGCCTTGCGATCCTTTAAACTGCGACCAGGTATATTTCTTTGGATCCGTGCTATCTTCCTGTGTGAAGTCTACGTAAGTACCAATATATGTGTTAGGTGTCTCTGTCATCTGGTTAGAGGTGGTTGGATTCGATACTGCGGAATACTTGATGTGAAAATAACTGGTCTTTCCATTCGCACCAGCTGTTCCAGGAATCCCCTGTTCGCCTTTTTCTCCTTGCAACCCTTGTAGCCCACGTTCCCCCTGTTCGCCTTTGATCTTTGTCCATGTATACTTCGTAGCATCTGTACTATCTGCCTGTGTATAATCTGTATACTGCCCGATATAGAGCTTATTTGTACCATCCGTGGTGGAAAATCCTGTCTTTCCATCAGCACTGTTTGCGTAGGCGATATGTAAATACGGGGTCTTTCCATCAGCTCCCGGCTTTCCGGGTGTTCCGTTTGCTCCGTCCGCACCTTTGATCTTACTCCATGCGTATTTTGTCGGGTCTGTGCTGTCATTTTGCGTAAAATCAACGTACATTCCGACATAATCCCGATTGCTGTCGGATACAGAAAAATCTTTAGACCCATCTGCACTGTTTGCGTAGGCAATGTGGGTGTACTGTGTTTTTCCGTCCTTCCCATCTTTTCCCGGGATTCCTTGATCCCCTTTTGGCCCCTGTATACCATCCAATCCCGGAGCGCCTTGTGGACCCGGAGGCCCCTGTTCGCCTTGCTCTCCTTTCTCACCTTGCGGACCCTGTTC